TGCCCCTCTGGCTGCCTTAAAAACAAAAATTCTCCTACATCTTCCTTGGTTGTGATGCCATAACTGTTATGGATTTCTCAAATATGGTTCTATTGCTCATCATGTTCAGCAACATATCATAGTGTGCGCGAATGTCTTCTATGGAGCATTCATACCTTCTGGCCATCGCTGCCACAGCACTATGTTCGTCATACCATGATGACGGTTTTATTGGCCACTTTTCCTTAGTTATCAAATTGATTACCTCTGGTGTAGCGCCCAATGACATTGCGTATGACATAGTCCTCAACGTCAAATTGTCGTCAGTTGCCTCGGACACTCCGTTGGTCACCTCAAACCTATGTTTTAGACGCACGAAATCTGGGCCCATCTCCCAATATCCATGGTTAGTTTTGTACACTAGAAAGTGGCAAAACTCACCAAAACCCTCGGTGATTTCAGATTTTGACACCATGTTGAATTCATCAGCTATCACTCTGCGTAGCATCTTGTGTGCTGCCGGCATTGTTAACCCAATGCAGTTGTCATCACCCAGTATCAACACAAATGTTATCTTATCCCGGTTGTTGTACACAAACTCAGCATGAGTTTGCATAGTGGTGATGGCATTTCCTATAGACGTCGTGGCTTGGCCAGTCAACCTCATTGATTTCCTAAATCCACTAGTGAACTTACCTTTGAATCGCCACTCGTCATGCACTGACTTCCATGCAGACAAAACGTCTTCATGTACACCCAAATCTCCGTACAGTTTAAATTCCACGTTAATTAGTGGTTCGTCTGTTTGTCTATCTTGCTGCTCTAAGTCCGTACTTAACACGTATTTCGTTTTGTCACCAGTGCCGCGCACAAATGATGATAGTTCTTCCGGCGTCTTGCCATCAGCGTACACCACCTTATTATTGAATAACTTATGTAATCTACTCTTAGCCTCTGTAAATATAGGTGAGAATATAGCGGCCACAGCATACCTTTGCCACACAATTATGCGGGCTTTTTGCTGTTCATTCCTTTTTATTACTTTGGTCACTTCTTTCAGGAGGGACTCTAACTTTATGTGTACGTTTACGTCTGATAGGTTTTGAGTGAACATTCCAGCTTGCAATGTTTTCTTCAGATCATCGTACACCCTACTGCTTGACTTATGCTCTTCCATCCATTTAATGGATGCTTTTGAATCATAGGAAAGCGGCTCACTTTTGAACTTACTCACCATTTCATTGGCCTTGTCGTGGAAGTAGGCCTTGTATATGTTCTCCATCACAGTGTCAATACATGGCGTTCTTCTACGTATACGCTTAACACTAAATAACCGTCCAGCTATTGAGCGTTGTTCTTCGAAGGCCACTTTCGTGTGAACTGCCCTGGATTGTGCTGGGTGTTTAGTTAACGTGTGTTTGCGGCTTTTGATTAGACGTTGGGCCCACTCGGTGGACCTGCACTTGGACTCGAATGGTGCGTACATTGCTAGCCAATCAGTGAGTTCACCATCCTCCCAAAAAATCATTGAGTCGAAGTCTGGTATCTCTGTGATGTTGGCAACATCGGAGAAGATCGACCTTTTCCACTCATTTGGCAGATCTTGGGTTTTGTCACCACTAATACCGGACGTGGGAACACTGGTTTCCTCCACTCCTGTATTGTGGGACAAATGGCCATGCATCGCCTCCACACTTCTCACGGTGTCTTTCGGCCCCACGTCTGTCTTTACAACTCGTTTTGTGGCCCACCAGTCTTGTGGTGATGTCTTCTTGCTGATGCCAGACCACCAGGAGTACGACTTGTCCGTTAAGCCCGCTCCCTTCACCATTGGTCTATAAGCTGCCAGGGGCGTACCTAGTATCATTGCTCTATTACCTATGATCAGTTTAGTCACCACCGCGGCTTTTGACTGGTCTATGTCAGCCTTGTAATCTTTGTCGTACTCAAATTTTGTGCTATCTACCAGTTGATACTTATCCTCCACCATCTGTGCTAACTCAGCATCTAAGTCAATGCTTTTTATTTCTTTCCATGTCATCACGTGGTTTGTCGGCTCGCCGAGTTGCTTGTTGATTGTACTTTCCTGTACCCCTTTCTCAATGTACCATTCGCCGAACACCTTTCTCATAAGATTCTCGGAGGCGTACTGCATGCACATCTCCACCTGCATTTTGTTGACCGGCTGGTTCTTCGCCAATCTGAACAGTTTTCGATCTAAGTACAATTTATCTGTCGATTCAAAAGCTTGCATGAATTCAGTTTTCGACAACCCAGCCGGGATCACATAATCCCTGGCGTTTCTAATCTGTTCAACAGGGTTGTATTTGTCATGTGGTTGGTTATCGGTTTTATCTACAATGAGCTTGTAAATCCTTTCCTTATGTAGCACTTGGCTGTTTGCCCTTTTTCTGCCCTTGTAGGCTTTCTTAGCTTCATTATTTATGAAGAACCAATCACCCCGTCTTATCATTGAACCAATGGGCATTCTGTTCATATAGTTCATATTCTGCATTGCTATCAAATCCAGTTGCGGCGCTACTAGCTCCTCTTGAGTGAGAAGCCGCAGAACCGACCTGTCCGCTAGTCTCACGCAGTACAATAAGGCTGTTGAATTGCTTGATGTTCGGCGCGAGGCATACACCCAATCTGTCTTGAGCTTTGAACTACCCACCACAACATACAACTCAGGGTGGTTTTGTACTCGTGATAGCTTGACAGTCACTATACCGTCCATTTGGCGTTGCAATCTTGTGGTTAAGTCAAATCTCAATGAGGTTATCTCGGATAATGCAGATGACCTCTCAGCCCCACTGCCGAATATCATATTGTTTATTATCATTCCCATTCCTATGACGGCCTTTCGCATGCTTTGACCCAAGGCATCAACTTCACTCAGCGTCTTCCATGCCGCCAAGCTCGGTGGCCCGTTGTGGGTCACATCAACCACGGTGCAGTGGTAGGATGAACCAGCCTTGGATATATTGAGATTTATTATCGGTTGTTCTCTGTTGACCACTTCCATCGTGGACAAAGTGCCGTCTATTAACAGGCGGAAATTGATATTAGACAATCTCAATATTTTCAAAACGTCATCATAGTCTGGCGTCATCCAGTTAACCAGCTCCATGGCGTCACGCTTTATGTCGCACACTTTAGTCACGCAGTCACGCACACATCCCTGGACAGTGTTTGGATTGTACACTGTATTAGTTACGCGAACCTCACCTTTGTATGTGCCAGGGTTAACTTCACATGGTTGTCCAGGTTGCTCAATCACTAACGGCCAAATTATGTGCTGTTCAGAACTAGCCATCCAACTCAGTTTCTTTAGCACTTCGTCCTCATCATCCTCATACACATAACACTTCTTTGCGGCTAATTTTGACACTTCCTTCGCTATTGTCCCATTATCCACCTGCAGCTCAGCCAATATCGTTTTCAACTCCTTTGCGTTGCGAACACCAAACCCTAGGCCTTCCTGCTTTACAAATGCTTCCCAAATGAACTGGTCGCCAAATATTGGCCATATTATCTGTACTACTGATGCTTTTATGCAGTTCCACGTAGTCCCAATTCCCCCATGGTGAACCACCACGGTAAATTTGCTGAGATCGTCTGGGTACACCAATTCCGGCACGTAGTTTGGCAAATCCCAAAGATCTGCTCTGTTACCAGCACCAGACAACACTACATTCATTGATCCTTCAAGTTCCCCTTTCAATGATCTTAGGTCCATCACTCTGTCCTTTGTTGGTATGGAGCCAAACGTGACCAGCGCATTGGCCCCAGGGTTCAATGGTAGTGGCTGAGCCCTTGAGCCCCTACGCTCATCATTCACCAGAATGTTGTGAACTCTGCTACCTGCATTGGCGTTGATGTAGTCCTCGTACATGGACTTGTGACAAGTGACCACATTTATGGTGATTGGGTTTGTTTCTTTGCATTTAAGATACTGCTCATCAAGCGCCTCCATAAACGTGTGTCTCAGCTCGTCCCCCTTCTCTGTAGCAACTATCGGCAACCCAGTGAGCACCTCCTTACCATTTATGAAGAACGGCTTGTTGGGGATGGCATCCACTACAACCACTGGACATTTCATGTAAGCTCCAATTCTGGTTGCAAATGGGGTGAAGAAAGATGTCATAACACAATCAATCTTCATTCTGAGTCTCTTCACAGCGGATAGAGAATCTGAGCCTAACCTTTGGTAGTGCTTGACCGGCCCTGTCAGGTTCTTAGTCAAGTTGGATAAAGCTTCAACTGCAGCTACAGCTGCCTGGGTTGAATTTGTTCCTAGTCCTACCTTTTTCCACCCAGCCGGCAACCCATGCAACAGATCGTCATGTGTTATTATTATGACGTGCCTGCTCCCACTTAACCGCTGAACGGTGGGCACAATACTGTTGTAGTCTCCTCTTGTTCCAACAAAGTGACACAACACGTGCTCCCTGCCACAGTTACAACTAATCGACTGACTTGACGACATAGTCATCCACTGACTTACCCTACTCAATTTCTCTTCTTGAGTCATCTGGCTGTAATGTATCATCCCCGAGTCTGTTGACTCCAGTTCAGTTAGTTTTAGCACAACATCTGTGGCTGTGCGGTCAGTTGTTCTCACCCACGGGGCTTTATCCATCCATTTGGCGTTTGCAAAATTGTCACCAATCATTGGTATAACCAATATTTTGTTGGGCCTGGACGTCACGTTGGCCACCACCCCGGCACCCCCGTGCGTCACAATTAACTTGTTGGTTATTGCTCCATAGTCCAACCATTTCCTAACCTCAACATTTGAAGGAAGGTCGTCTAAATTGATTCCCAATTCACTACACAATTGGCCAGCTGGATTATCAAATGTGATTGCTATTAGTATTCTTTTCGTGGACAGTTCGTAAATGATTTGTCGCATGGCAGTGATCCATGAAGCGCCAAATGTAGATCCCGCCAATACGAAGATGTCCCATTGTTGGTAATCCTCCCTAGTTTCAGACTCAGTGAAAGACTCCATTGCAAACAACGGATCAATCCTGAATTTAAGTGGTTGTGAGTTCAAAGCTAGCCATTCTGGTGGGAACAGCCCATACACGGGTCTGTTTCTATGCTCTAGTTGATCAATAGAGACATCGGCATTTGCATCGCCCGTCAAACTCAGCCACGCTGCTTGCAGTAGTGGGTTTAAAGCATAACGTTCATCTACTCTAAAGATACCTGATCTATGATTGTCATAGGAATTGGCTTCGCTGGCCACTTCCAGAGCTGGCGTTGTCACTGTTAGGTCTGCCTTGTGGTACCTCGCTATCGTTGACGCTGGATAACATATCACGTTTGCAATCACAATGTCAACGGCCTTTGCAGCCAGTCCCGCGGCCATTACAGCTTTGTTTGAGAAGTAACTTATGCACACGGCCACATTAATGTCTGGCCGTTCAGCATTGTCAATGACTAGTTGTTGCATCGTCTTTACATCTAAGTCAATTTGGATGTGACCCATTTCTGGATGCAAGTGTAATCCCACGTCCGGTTGGCAGCATATCGTCACCCTGTACATGCCTGTGGCTATCAACAGGGTTCCTAACTTGACCATTGGCACGATCTCACCCGTTGATCCTACAACCATCATTAGCACATGCTTTCCACTACCAACTGGCCTTGTAACTGTTGTGGGTTGAACAGACAGACGGTCCACCACCTCTTTGACACTGGAGTTAGTTTGCAGTACGTCCTCCACCACTGTCATTAGTTCCAACACTTTTGTTGGGTTGTGCACGTCCACGGTTCGCGACTCCATCCACTCCAACAGCTGCGTCAACTTTATATATTTGGTTCTGGTCTTGGCCGACCTGACCACTGACGTTGGTTTGTGGTCTGACCTCTTTGTGTCACGTATTAACGATTCCTCCCTGGGCAAGGTTGGTGACAAATTTAGGGTGTTGTATATGGAGGTTCTAACACTGTGCAGGGCGGGTGACAACTCAGATGCTGACATGGCCAGCGCCAATTGCAACTGCCGCCACAATAGAACTCCGCTGTCCGTAACCCAGTTTAGCTCCCGTAAGGGAAAATCGTTGCCGGCTATGGATTGCAGCTTTAATTTATCTGCCATGGTTAGTTTTATGTCGTCGTCTAATTTGGCTAAAGCTTCATCCACCACACTTAATTTTGTTTCGTCCCCTGCTGGTGGCTCCACGTGGTTGGTCCACTTTTTCAATATCTCCTTACCATCTGCGGTAACTAAGAATTGAACTAACAATTGTGCTGATTCAGTCTCAGCTGCCCCATTAAACTTGCTGGAGATATCCGGATTAACAGCAGACCCTAAGTATGACCCTGGTGGCCTACGTGTCGTTTCTTGTACGATATCAGCTAATTTGGTCATGTATCCGTGTCTTCCTAATTCACCCAAACTCTTAATGTAATCAAACAACGCCGGGACTTTCAACACGGCATCTCGAACACAGTTATCACATGCGTCAGCCATGTCCATCACTATCCGCTCGGCTGGCTTGGTGGACGGCGGCGTGGGGGTGGAGCGCGGTTCTCCAATGTTAACTACTTTGGGCTTAATTGGCTTTGGCACCTTCTTCCGCAGGATGCCAACCGACTCAAGCTTCACGCCCATAGGTTTGGTCTTCGGCATAAAAGTTAACTGAGATTCTAGCCATTCAATGGCATTCAAGGAAAAGTCCCCCCATTCTGCACCCACCCCACTTCTACCTGCTGAGATTTCATCAAGTAAGTCCGTGGGGAGCCAATCATTTTTAAAGCACACGTGCACTAATTGTGCCATATCTTGTGGCGTTGGCGTGCGTGAGCTGTCAGATTTCAACATGAGTGCCCGCCACTCAGATGCAGTGTCATCCAGCCTTGCTGCGTCATCAGGGTCAAGGTTATTTATCAATTTGGAGGCATCACATAATCCATGCAAAAATTTGGCCTCTCTGTCAGTCTCGGCAAGTGCTATAATTAATTTAATATCATCCTCAGTGACCTCTTGGTTACCCATGGCTGATTGGCCCACAGGAGAGTGCTTCGACAACTTAGCCAAGACAGCCTTCTTTTCAGCGGCCTTTAATTTAAACCAGCTTGATTTGGTGGGTTTAGACCATGGTATTAAATGTCTTATCACATCAAGCCAATCTGACTGATCCTCGGACAACTCTTCCTCCCAGTCTACACCTAATGTTAATGCATCAGCTGAACTCCGAGCTGCCTTCCCATGGCTGCTGGTGACTGTCTCAGATGGGGACCCATCGGACTCATCACCACTGCCGTCGTCGTACCCGTCAACAGATGGGTCGTCGTCAGGACGGTCGAGTTGCGCGTCCTCTCCTAAGAATGGTTCGACGTCACCGGTGTTGGGCGCGTCGTCGTCATCATCGGAATCCCCAGAGTCATCGTCATCATCACCCGACCAAGCATCACGTTCGTCATCGTCACCACCTAGGCGGCTGGTAGCAGGATTCAAGATCAATTTGCCTTCCGGGGCCTTTATCGTTAGTTTCAACCGCTCATCACACTCGGCCAACCAATTTATTGGCAAGCCTAACCTCAACCCTTTCTCCAGCAGAGATTGGTTAATTATCTCGGCCACATTGTCCACCACTTCGCTTAATTGCTCAACAACATGGAGCAATTCCTTGACTAGTGACACTAAATTTGTGATCAGCAAATTCATATCAGTTGACCGCACCTTTTCCCACAGTTTGGCTGCCACCGCAAATTTCCTTCCCATTTGCTGGTGGTAGTACCATGCTGCATATGCAGTGTTTCTCAGTATGTCGACTCTCACTGTGTATTTCATTCTGAAATTGATCTCTGATGTCTCATAAGCGCTGCCCAGTGTTCGTGCATAAGACAACACGTCCTCCAATCTTACATTCGTATCCAAAAGACACCTCATGCACAAAGAGCGGAACATGTGTGGTTTAACTACGAGCTGCTTTACCACCAATAATTTCTTCGATTTCAACACATCTTTGATATTTGTTTGCAGCCACGGCATTTCTAGCATTATGTTGTCACCAGACGACCTAGGTTGTATCATGGCTATATATGGTTGCGGCACCTGCCTGATTGTCAATTTCACTAAGGCCATGCCCAGCACTACATCTGTTGTCTCTACTGCTAAAAATGATTTATCTCCCAGCTGTTGTGTGGCTGCCCACCCAAGTGCGTAGTTAAGCACTTCTGGTTGAATTGGAGCTACAACACCTGAGAAATTGCTAACAAGGTAAGTCTCATTGTTTGAGTACGTCAACATAGCCAGTCTGTCGTCTACCTCTGGTGTCGGCACAAACCCGTAAACTTCTTCACAGCCTGCCAATAGCCACGACACTATGGTTGTTAATGGTGTGTACATTAACGCCGTCCCCAGAATCACTCTGGACCCTACGTCAGCTGGGTTGGTCACCACCGTTGCCCGGACATCCTGTGACACATCCACATCTACATCTTCGGTGATTGCAGTCATGAAGGACCGCACCTGGTCCAAAGCTGAACTAAACTTGTCCCTTGTGGCGACCAACTGCACTGCGTTGTCAGACGTGTACCATAACTTCATGTAGTGCATGTTGTACAAGGATGGCAGTAATGGCTCTAACCCAGCATATGTTATGGTCTTCCCCTTGCCCATCGCTCCTGCATGAAGCAGTAAATAACCATCCAATAACTCGGCTAAGCTATCAGCCACTTTGTAGTTGTGTTCATTGATATACACGTTGCTGGTGGCGGACTGTATGAGTATCTTACTTTCGTGCAACCGCCCCTTTGATACCCAAATTGTGTTGTCCAGGGCGTTTATTGTGTATGACTTAATGGCTGACATTTTGTTACGGTACACGTTGTAAGCTGCGGTGTTGTGTTCTTTGTGTTTTGCTAAAGACATATTCAGACCCTCTAATTCCCCGCACACCTGAACGGCACCTAGTGTAGCTGCATCGTTGAGGGCTAATTGCCATATGGGCAATTGGTCTTCAATGTTCCACTTTGTGTTGACAACTTTGGTCTTCTTATCATTCTCGTAAACATCATAATATATGCCGCCCAGCAAGGTTTGTTTACTGACCAGCAGAAGTCTGTGGCACACTACATGCTCCATAGCTTTGTTGAGTTTGATTCCGGAGTCACGCACCACATGGGCAGTTAATTGTTGCATTGCCTTCTTCGGTTTGCCGCAATTGCTGTCTAAAGTGCATGTAGATAGGGCAGCCATTATGCACTGAGGGATTCTCTGCAACCTCTCAAAGAGCATTTTCCCATCAATATTGTGAGGGATTTGTAACTTCTCTAGGCAACAGTCCCCCACATATAGTCTGCCTCCGACTGCCACCTCCAACCATCCTAGTAGGCCTTCACAAAAGTTGTCCAGTGTGTCTACTTTCAGATAGCGTTGCCCTATGTACGATTTTGGCGTGCCACTCAGAATTTTAAACATCAGCTGTGGCGCTTTCAACCAATGTTCCTGCCACACAGTTATACCTGCGTTGAACGGGCACGCTTTTGTTTTGGATATGCGATAATGGCGCCCATCAGCAAAGAATCTTAGTCCTAATTTTTCTCCGATGACGGAATCTATTATCCACGTTAGGGATCTTAGTTTGCTCAAATTCATTCTGTCAATGGTCTCTGAGTCTTCAACGATATTTATTTCTGAAGTGTCTATGCTCTTTCGCAGCTGATCAGTCAATAATTTGTCCCCTGACACAGACACCACCCCATCTTTGTATGTCATTGATCCTTTGAATGTGTTCCAAGGACCAGATATGGTGTACGTCACTCCATCGGTTGATTGTGTGACTCTCACTGTGGTTCCAGGGTACATTTTTGTGGAATCGTCTGCTGTCTTTTGCTGGTCCTCAACACTCATTTCAAAAGACTGTTTACTGAACATCTTTCCCCCCAAAACATCCACCAGCTCGTCCACATTTATTTCCCCAGCTTGTGAATTAACCACCACTATATCTATATGGTTTTCAGCTCTGGTGAGGGCGCTTATTAACATCCATCTATCCCTGCTTATTCCAAAGTGCCCATTAGAGTTGGGCATTATGACCAGCAGCACGTTTCTTGCCTCTTTGGACTGATAGCTGAATATCGTTGAAACCTCCGGTTTGGTTTTGGGTTTTATTAAGTCTCGGAGTAGGGTAGCATTTTCGTGCTGGGCCGTGAGTACAACGTCCGGGGCAGTCGTCATGATCATGTTTCGTATGTCCAATTCAACTTTCTCTATGAGGCCTGAAAAGTGATGCAGCTTCCATGTGGTTTGCTTATCAGCATTTCCTAAGAACCCTGGCAACAGCAGCCCAACTTGATCAGCTAGAGGGTATCCTATGCGCATTGACTTCTTCAGTTCTGTAATGTGGTCATCGGTAACGGCTTCAGTGAGGTTGAACACTTTTCTCTCACCGATTGCATAATTGAGTTGATCCACTGCTCCAGCTTGCGACGTGTCTCCCACCAATACTATACTCTGAGTATCTAAAGTGATTATTGGTAGTAATGCCATCAGCGACAACTGCTTAGCTTCATCAGCATATATTGTGCCCGTAATTTTTGGTTTGGCAGTGGACGCTCTCTCCAGAGTCATCACTCTTGACTTCAGTTTTTGCTTTCCAAACTTTTCTAGCCTGGCACTGATTGTGTCCACTGGGGCCCTTGTCATGGCAACAGCCAAATCCCCATCGCGGAAGTTCTTCACCAAGGCCTCAGTTTTGCCTGATCCCCCCCCACCACAGATCAACTTCATTTCTGACATCAGCTTGGCAGCGTGTTTAAAGTGCAGGTTGGGCAAGCCGGCGTTTGTGAGTTTCCGGATCAAGGAGGAAAACGAGGTTTTTAATATGTACATTTTATGTTTTCCATCCACTAGAGTGCCACGTGGTCGCAAAATCACCTTGTTTCTGGGCCTGTCCATTATCATCATCACCCTAATCATTCTACCCATAACTGACATAAAGGCTATGTCCATAGTTTTCAACTTTTGGTTGGGGTCGTTGATCTCGAATAATCCGTTTACCATACGCACCTCCACTGTCAAGTGGGCTTTGACGTCATGGTGATTGATCTTCCCATTTTGATTGAAGGTGTTGACGGTGGCCAGCCAGTTTTTGACTTCTGCCCGCAGTTCTGCGTTCAAATCAGCCTCCAGGTTCGATATGTCTAATGTTAATCTATCAAATGGCATTGACACAGATGCGTCTCTGTGCGACATGTTATTGTCATCGTGTAGTAAATTGTATGGTGCAGCCAGTTCGTCCCGCAACTCGACGTGTACCTTGCCTGAATACACATTATGTATTCCACCCTCTGGGTTATTGGTGAACACGGTTATCTCGTTTATTTTTTGCACTTTGGGCATTAAGTCATCAAATCTTAAAGTTGGATTTATTATCTCAGTGCTGATCATTGAATCTACAATTAAGGCCACATTGTGACTGACGTTGTCGTAGTCCATCAGTGGATCAATTGCTTGTATGCATTCGTCGACAAGGGTGGGAGATACGTGCCAGACCCGGTTGGGGTACGGCCTAATCAGCCCTGTCTGAGTCACCTCGCCGGCCATGAAATGATTTGTAGGCACGTCCTTTAGCAGTGAACCGTGAATGATCGTCGCAAATTGATTTGACTGATTATCCTGGTAAATCAAAGCTCCGTGGGCGTGGCAAACTAACATATTAACGTGCGTTCTTCTGGCCAGGGTTATAATGTCTTTGGCACTAACCAAGCCGTCGTCATCGTCGCCGAGCAGTTCATCTATTGGTATGTCAAACCCAGTCGCCTGCATAAACGACTCCCTGGCACAATTTGAG